GAAGAAACGTTGTAGTTCAGGAATAGTAATCTTTGGTTTGTTTCTGTCATCGTTCATACGATCTGCAAAGTGTCTTGTGAACTCTACATCAACACCAAACTTGTCTAGCAGTCTATCAGCGAACTTTTCTAAGTCACTCAGTTGCTTCTGTGTAACGTCTTCGTTGATAGATGTTGGGTCTTGATCACCACGAACAACCATTCTGAAGTGCTTCTTAATCTTGTCAGGTGTTACACGTTCAATACTCTGTACGTCATCAGGCTTCTTTAGCTTCTTACGTAAAGTCGCTTTTACTTCACCTGCGCTCTTTGCATCGATGAACATGTCAGGTAGACCTTCGACTTCTACTTTGAACTGTGCTTCAAATAGATCATCGATAGACTCACTAACAGTCTCACCAGGCGTATCTTTCTTATAACGCTTAGTGAGTTTAGTTGTACCACGATCACCAGCACCACCTGCTTCGAAGATATGCTCTTCGCCTAGCATCTTGTGTAATACTTTACCGTCTACGTCTTTGTATGTTCTAGCGATCTGTGCGGCATAGTATTCAGAACTATGTCTCATACCAGTATTCTTCGCTTTAGCTTCTTTCTGCTTGCGAGTAAGAACATCTTTCAATGTCTTTAGTGCATGGTCATACATCTTTTTATTGATTGAAACAGACTTAACTTTGTTAGCCATGAATCCTTCAAACAACTCATCGATTTCTTCTTTGATGACTTGACGCTTATATGAGTACGTGCCGTCTTTCTGCTTTTCGATTGCTGGATCATTTTCTTCTTCTGGTACACAATTAGGAACGTCTTTGCCGTTCTTCTTCTTCATACCAACTTGCTTGTAACCACTCCAACAATCTTCTTTCAACGCTTTGCCTTCGCTGTCATAACCAGGCTTACCAGCTTTAGCTTTCTTAGAAATAGCAATTGCGGCTCTCTGTGCAGGAGACACTGCGCCTTCTTCAACTTCTTCTTTACGTACTTTAGCGGCTAAGTCTGCGTCTGCTTTGCCCCAAGTACCAGATGATTTAGTGATGAAAGAGTTAACACGTGCAAAGCCCCACTGTTGAGGAGTAGTACCTGGTCTGTGTCCAGTTCTCCATGCGGCGATACCTCTGTTGTAAACTTTTCTCAATATGCCAAGTGGCATGCCAGACTTCTCTGCTTTCTTCTTTAAGCCTTCATCGCCCTTTGCTTCTTCTAGTTCAATAGAGTCAAAGATTTCGTCTGCGATATCTGTGATCCACTCTAGTATTTGTTCGTTCTCTTCTTTCTTTAGATCACGGATCTGAGTACGCATCTTACGTGCTTTTACTCTATCCATTTCTCTATCGTGTTCAGATGTTTGATCTTCTTTTTCTTTTTTGTGCTGATCACGTAGACGCTGTTCTGCGTCTTCTGTTACCTTCTTACGGAAAGCACGAAAGCGACCATCTGTTTTGATCTTGCCTTCTTTACTGAACATCTGATGATATCTCTTAGTATGCGTAGAAGGCTTTGTCTTCGCTTCTGCATCGCCTGGAGCGGGCTTGTACGCCGCATCGTTATCATCATCCATCTTAGCACCTCTTTTAAAGTGTGCGTCACGCTTATCTTTTGTAGACTTTGATAGACCAGCATGATACTTCGCTGGCTGTGTACCTTTTTTATCTTTGATGTCTGCATCTTGTGCCACTTCAAAAAGGTTCTCAAACTCTTCGTTCATCTTTCTACCTGATACACGTGCAATGTCTGCTTTACGTACTACTGGTAACATCTTCTTAGCGATACGATCAATAGCACCTTTGCGTTTTGCAACACGCTTATCGATCTGCATTTTTTCAGCAGGATTCAGTGAACTATATGATCCACCTTTTGCACCAGCAACTTTCTTACGAATAAGAGCGATTGCTTTCTTACGTGCTTTCTTCTGCAACTTAGCTTTAGAAGATACTCTCTTAGCCATACGCTTACGAGCCGCAGATAGTTTACTCTTGTATCTACGCATTGTCAATGCACGTTGTCTACGTTGCTGTAGTGATAGAACTGCTTCGTCTAGTTCCATCTCTTCTGCAATCTTCATACCTGCACGTACCATATCGTAAACATCTTTTGCGTTACGACCTAGTTTCTTAGGCAGACCTTTTTTGAATGATTCAAAATCACCTTCGCTTGCTAGTTTACGCATTACAGATGCGGACATAGAATCTGCGGATAGTGACTTTGCTTCTTCGGAATCTGGATCAGCACGACTTCCTGCGCTTACAACTTTGATGCTGTCAAACGAGTAGTCTTTGCCGTTGTATTTGTTAAGTAGAGTTTCAAACTCTTTGATGCGGTCAGCACCAACAACTAGAATGACTTTAGTAAACTTCTTCTCTAGTTCACCTAGTGCTTGCATGATAGTCTTAGCTTTTGACTTCTGAATAGCACTACCGAATGCTTTCTTTGCAAGCATTACTTTGTCATTGTAGGATAGGGGATTTTTCTTAGGGTCTTGTGAGTGTGTAAGATAGATAACTGGCTTGCCACTCTCTTTACGAGCAACATCGTTAATCTTATTCACAAGCTTTTCGTGACCTGAAGTGATAGGATTCATACGACCCCAACCTAAGACAACTGTGTCGCCTTTAGCTTCTTCTAGCTTTGGGTTGATTTCGATAGAGTTCTTTACTAGAACTTCATCTTCCTTATCAGCCTTAGATTTCTTCTTAGGCTCAGGCTTCTTTTCTACTTTTTTGTCATCTTTTTCAGGCACGTCATCTGCCTTGATGTCTTCATCTTTATCTGCCATGTTTTCCTCTTGGTAGGTTTTCCGTAGACTTACTACAAGTTTATAGACATATTTATAATATCAGATGTCTCACTGAAAGTCAAATGGTTTCGCTTTATTATATGGTAATCTAGTGTCAATAACACTTGATAGATTGTATACCTTACAGTTAGACCATCGCTCTGCTTCGCTTACAAGGCGCATATAGATGTCATTTAGATAGTTCTCATTACCTTTTGCATACTGTCGAACCATTCTGTCTGGATCAGGTATACCACGCTTCTTAATATCGCTACCTACACCATAGATATGAGTATTACCATCTGCATCAGGTGTGTAGTTCATATCAGCGCCCAAGAACCCCATCACATCAGGCTTATATTTCCAAAGAGCATAGTAAGACGCACATAAGGTAATTGAGAATCCACACTCTTTATGTCCACCAAAGTGGTTTAGGCTTTCTGCATACTTCGCACACACTTCTTGAGTATCTTTGATCACCTCTGGTACTTTACCATCGAAGTCACCTGGTCGAACCCATAGATCCCAATCTTCTGTCACTTGCCAACCATTATTAATCGCTACGATAGTCCAGCCGTTTGCTTTGTAATCATAGTCATGTACTTCATTGGCAGACATTCCACTTGCTAGTAATAAAATTTTATTCATTTATATCCCAAAAATTCAAAATCATTTTTATATACATTGTACACCCTTTCTTTTTGGCTGTCACTCAATTGTATGTCACCCTCAAGTATATTCTTATGTGGTATAGGATGATTCAAATAAGTTTGTAATGCGTCTGTATCAGTAATATCTATACACTTCACATTTTCATGTAAAAAGTATCTCTGAGTTCTGAAGTGAACGTTCCGTTTCTTGTCTAGTGTATTTTCTAAGTAAAACAAGAATTCATCTACAGTTTTACATGATACTGCAAACTCAGGACCTCTTCTTTTAACATCTTTCCACATGCTGATAAACCTTTTATACGGGTTACGTGTAACAGCAATATTAGCAAACTCATTATTGAGTGCTTGATCTGGTGAGATGTATGTCGTATATTCGTGGTCATGAACCCACTGCGTTTTTTCATCTGATTCTAGTATATCATTACTAGATACTTGATGCAATAGATATTTGATTGATGTATTGCCTGCTTTGGGTATACCCCAAAAGTTTAGACCAATCTTATCCCATGTTGATATGTTGTATAATAGTTTTAATTTTTCTTGTCGCATAATCATTACCCAATAAAAAAGAGGAGCAAAGCCCCTCTGTTCACAATAGACTTCAAGTCTATTTAGTGTTACTTATTTTGTAACTTCGTAATCTCTAACATACACTGTTTCGATTCCTCGTGGTAACCCTGTCTTGCGAGTTCCGATGCCGCCCGTGAGTACCCCACTATCTGCGAATAACGATCTACTGATGACCAGAATCCCGACAACGGTGAAAATACATAGTTTGCTACTAAAGCTGTCATTAGACCCACCCCCGCAAATTATTGTTTTCAATACAATTATAGATAACTTCTTTTTTACGTGCGATTGAATAGATGTCGCCTCGAGCGATACCAATATCGTCTAGTTCGGCGTTAGAAAGTTTTGCTAAAGCTTTTTCTGTTTCACGGATTGCTCTACGCTCTCTACGTGCATCATTTGCATATCTCATTAGATCGAATAATGCTTCGATAACTTTTGTGCTGTAACCGTGTGCGGCAAGGATAGCCTGTGTCATAATATTTCTCCATGTGTGTGTATGATCCGATCTCGACCCCATGTCGAGTTTAATCCTTTTCTTACACTAATATTTATCAGAGAAATCCCAATTTTAGATATACGGAATTGGTAAGCCCGTTATGCGGTTATGTTAATAAGTGACCCAGTAGTCTCTTGTAACCTCGTAATATCACCTTTTGCATTGTAGATGTCTACTTCGTATGAAGTGATCCTTGTATACGTCTTGTTAATCTCTGGATCAAGTACAGTCTTGTATGTTAATACTTTCATGCTGTCTGCATATACTTGATAGACGCTATCCACAGAGGTCACAATCATATTGGTCTACTAAATGCTAAAAAGAGAATAGAACCAAAAATTAAAAGTACTATTGCTAGTTGCTTCCATTCTTCGGGATCTTTGTAGTTGAAGTTAGACACCTATTTCTGCCAGCCTTTTATGAATTCATCAGAGAAGTTAGCTTTTGAGAAGCCTAGTCTATCAACTAGTTTAACTGCATTCTTACCCATTCTATCAATAGCGACAAAGCCTTCTTGCTCTGTAATCTTATAACCATCGGCTGTCTTGAGGAACGTGTCAATACGTTTTGCTTTATCTAGCTTCTTAATCAGATGTAACTTAACATCTGCAATCATGTTGTACAACTCAAACAATGCAACGATCTGGCTCTTGGGTGTATTAGAGAAATACTTTAAAACGTCTTTACGTTTGTCTTCCCAGTTCGCTTTAGACTTTGCTGTCTTCTTGCTATCGATTTCTTTTTGATAGTAGCCGTAAATATGATCTACCATATCATCGATGAAGCGAGGAATGCCTTTAATCTTTTCGTTAGCACGTACCTTTGAGTTGATGTATACTTTTATACGTTCTTTAAGTGCATCGTTATTAGCGATGTCTTCAAACGTGTTACGCTTAATCTTATTGAACTGCTTACCAGCGGCTGACAATAGCAACGTTACTGCGGTAGTCTCTTTCTTTGTCATAGTCGCTTGACCTGACACATCTTTATACATTGCGTCTACTGACCAGACTGCTTTCGATTCTTTTTGTTTACTTGCGATCTCTTTTCCAAAACTTGCTGACATTGATTCAAAAGAGTCTCCTCTGTAAGTAGTGTGCCATACCACTCCGATCTCTGATCGCAATATTTTCTTAGCAAGATCGCTTTTTTCTGGTATCGCATAAACAATGGTGTTAGGATGGAAAGTAATATACGACTCTCCATCAATAGTCTTTTTTCGTAAATCTTCTTTCGCATATAGGAAATCACCTTGCACAACTCCTTCAATTCCTAACGCTGGTATGTGTTTCAACGCTAGTTTCAATTTTGTATTCAAATCACCTTTTGTATCTGCATCAATGTCGGCATTAGTTTTATAAACCATCGGGTTCTTATTAAAGATACCTTTCTTTGCAACAAAGAATTTACCATCACTAGGATCTTGACCGCAAAAGATAGCTGGTGCGCCATCCCATTTAACAGTCACATTCACAGGTGCTTTTGCATCTCCTGCTAACATATCACGCAACGCTCTTAGATAGTTGATTGCTTGTCTTGTGCCGTCAATACCCGCATTGAGAATGTTATCCTCAATGTGTTCCATGTGAGTATTCTTGTCTTCAACTAAGAATGATGATAAGCGTTTCATCTTATGCTCCAAATAATTTCTTTACGTCTGTCGGGTTGTCTAAGTTATATTTAGACTTTGCTTTTGTTAGCATTCGACCTTGTATTCTTAAACCTGCTGTTCTCGCAGGAGTCTTAGGTTCTGTCGGGAATGATAACTTACTACCACCAAAACGTAAACCAAGTTCAACTTGTATCTCTGCTTTTAGTTCAGGTACATCTAAGTTGAACGGATTCTTACCCATGTAAAACAATCCTGCACCACCGATGTTAATATAATAAACACCTTTCTTGTTGTAGTGTTTAATGATAAAACTAATAGGAGCTTTGATGTTTGTAGCAATCTTTCCTGTAAGACCCTTCTTCTTTAAATTGTTACGTGCTTCTACTGATACTTTGATCGGTACGCCACGATTTTGTTTGTGAAACTCTTTAGGCTCTTCTTGATGACTAGCTTTAATATAGTTGTCAACGTCTTTAGCTTTCTGTTTCATAATAGGCATGAACAAATCTAAATCGTCTAAGTCCATTTCTTTTGTAGGTGTGAACGTACTAGTGTCCATGTCATATCTAAATGATGTACCACCCATCTGTTCTTTAGAACTTAGTTTGATTTCGATGTTGAATGCTTTGCCATTGTAACTTGCTTCAATGTCACCAGCACCTTGATTGCTGAAACCTGCCGCTGGCTTATCACCAACGTTCAGTCCTGGTATACCAGCATCAACCATTGCCTTGTATACTTTCTTTTCGTACTCAAGTCCTTGTGTTCCTACTGTCTCAACAATATAGTTTTTAAACGTTAGTGTCATCGGGTCGTTACTACCTTTACATTCTTATTAATTCGTGTCGCCGCAACTGCAAGAACACGCAAACCTGGTCGTATCTTCGACCCCTTACGTGAACTATCATTACGTATTAGAAAATAGATATCAGATTTTCCCTTTAGGTCTGTCATTTTATCTATGATCTTAGTAGCAGTGACTTCTAATATATCACCATTCTTTGACAATGTAAAGTCTGAACTTCTAAAAGTTCTTACTATAACAAAGCCTTTTCCTAATACATCGCTACCAAATACGACTGCTTCTTTTTCTCTTTTTGTAGCTAGAACGCCAACGTTAGGCTTCATGTAATTAACAGCGCCTTTTTTAGTGATGGTTATCTCACCGCTTGCTTCTAGTCTATCTACAATCTTCTTTGCTGTAGGTGCCCAGTAACTATCTGCTGACTCCCACATCTCTGCGTTATCTTTCTTAATAGAAATTGGTATCTTCGTACCATCTTCTAATACTAATCGTACATCTGCTTTCTTACGATTAGATGTATCACGTCCGACTTCTTCTACGTCTACAACATCTTTGTATGTATATGTTTTACGACCATCAGAAATCTTAACAGTCATCGGTCCACCTTTAGTAAAGTGTGTGATACCTGCAATCATCGTGTCTTCGTTATCAAGACCTGCTGACTTCTTACCTTGCTTCGATGCTGGTCGTGCTTTGATAGTGTAGATACCTGCTACGACTGCACCAACAGAAGATGAACCTTTATCAGGATCATAGACTGCATTCAAGTCTTTCATCTCTTTAGCAATCTTCTCTAAAGCGTCAACTCGGTTAGTGTCAATCAGAACGCTTATTGTGCGAGAGGACTCACGCTTAAGATTTTTGAACCCCATCAGCTTTAAACGATTTTCCATCTCATCAGTAGTGATTGATGCTTCGTTTATATATTGGGCGAATGTGATTGCCATTTCAATACCTGTTGTCTATTAACAAGAGTATTTATATATTACGAAAAAAGAGCGCCGAAGCGCCCTTTGTCATTTAGCCATTCTTGCTATTTCTGTTGCTTGTTCTCTGTTAGTGATGGGAACAGCGTTTGACTTGTGCATTGTTGCGATACCGACGATGTAGTCTCCTGTGTACTTTGGGGACTCTTTTCTTCGTCCTGCCTCTGGGATTCCATGAACTGGGCTCTTCGGCGAGACTGATGGATAATCCTGTTTTGAAACTGGCGCTGTTGTCTTCGATTCATATGGTACGAATTCCCTCTTCTTTAGTTTAAGATTACCACTTACATATGATATATAGTCTTCTAGTTTCTCGAACTGACAGGAATGCATACTCTTTCTGCGCATGTCTTTATTGTATCTACGCCACTCTGTTTCAACCTCTTTCATTCTCTTGGCAGACATCTTGCTTTTGCGCTTCTTTGTATTGAGGCTAGACATGCCTCGAATAAGATGCATTGTCATTGCATCTGCCCAGTACTGACATCTGAGATGCCTCTGTTGCTATATGACTGCACAACAGCAATTGCTTGATCTTCTGTCAAGCATTCCCAACGCTCACATTCGTCACCCACTTGGGCTTTAACATACCACATTATATAGTCTCCATTTCTTTATAATCAACTAAGTCGAGCAAACGCTCAACTAACTTACGACCGTAGTCGGTGAACAAGATACCTTGATTCCAGACCCAATGCTCAACACACTGACCAGAGTAAAAGTCTTCACCTTGAAGTAACCACCGAAGAGCAGTTTCTTCGTCTTTAGCACCCATCTGAATGGTGTCTTCAACTAGTGCTTTGAAGTCATTAAGATCGGCTTGCTTCTCTGCCTCACGCTCAATAACAGCTTCATCGAGGGCTTTACACGTGTAGTCCCAAATCTCCTGACGCTCTGCATCAGTTGTATCTTCATCATAGAACGCATGATGCCGAGGGCGTATCCCATACGTCTCTTTGTATAAATCAGAAAAGATGTCGGCTTCAAATGTGTACTGTGTCATAGCGAATCGCTCCTTGTCATTATGTGTATACTATACTACGATCAAATGCATTTGTCAAGGTTTATTTTGGTATATATCGCAGATAAAAGAGTATGGCGCACCACTCAGTTTTTGAGCAGTGTACAGCATATGTTCCTCATCAGGCTCTTCTAATGCACCTTCAAGAATCTGCGCTTCAGCGAGTGCTTCTTCGATCAGGTCTTTAATGCTTTTCTCTACCACAATACACCTCTTTGATAGTTTTAAGTTTCTGCTGTGTTCGATTCGGATATTCACCAGTATACTTTATGTACCGCAAATCCTCATGTCTTAAATATTCTTTGTACTCATGATCAATTTTATCCCAATTGTCAATTATTGTTTTTGACAATCTTTCTAGTCTTGAATCAGTTAGGATCGGATCGTCATGACTACGACCATACGATCCCAAGATATACCAAGGTATCGATGTGCTTACATCGTTATCAACATTATCAAGGCAAGCCTTATCGATTGCCATTAGATTACAATGTTCCAATAGTTAGCCTTTCTTGCTATTACCAGGTAATGCTTATTTATTCAATATAAACTAAGTTGAGGTGTTTGTCAAGGACAATATACCAAAAAAATAAAATAAATTTTTATTTATTAGATATTGAGATATTTTTTTGTATAAATAAGCATGGGTGCGTGTAGTACGTGAAAACAACGTAAGAGGCAAGTGTTTGAGTAATCAATCAACAGGAACAGCAGGTGTCACATCAAGTATGTCCGTGGGGTTCGGACCTGCCACGTATCAAGCTAAGAAATAAGGCAATTGGTCGTAAAAGATCAGTTGCCTTTTTTCTTGGCTTGTCGAATCCCTAAACAAAAGAATGCAGGGGTCAGTCCATTGAACCCTGATCCTAAGTTAAGACCTCTACACACATCTCTAGCCTGTTTCTGACATTCGTAAATGCCTACTGTAAGCTTTGTCGCTTTCTCTACGATGTGGTTATTTCTTTTGTTCTGTTCTACTTTGTAACTCACTATTTGAACCCTTCAAACTTTGGTTTGTTTTTCTTGCGAAAATTAACTACGCCACCAAAGTCATCACGTTCAGAGTTTACTCGTTCACCCACTGCGCCACGATCCATTGTAGGTGTATCATCTACTAGATCGTCTTGTGCATTCTCTTCTGCATCAAATAAACGCATCTTTGATCTGTCGATACCTACTACAAATCGTTTGAGATAGTTCGTATCACCCCATCGATTTTTCAGTTGTTTGATGAGTAGTTGACCTAGACCTTCTAACTCTTCAGTAGATATCAAACCAAACATAAAGTCGGCTGTTGCAGGTAGACCAAAACTCTCAGAGGTGTCTTCGAGATTTAAGTCTGAACTACTATAACCAGTCCTTGTAGTTTGAGTTGCAGACATGATAGGAATATTAAACTCTACAGCAAGACCACGTAACTCTTCAGCAATGGCTTTGATAAGGGTGTATGAGTTTACATTCGCACCATACTTCATGCGAGAACTTGTACAGATGTTTAGATAGTCGATATAGACTACATCAGGTGTGAAGTTCTTCTTTAGGCGTAGTTCGTTAAGGAGATGACGGAAGTGTGCTGACCCAGCACTAGCAGTTGGATATTCCTTAACAATGAGCTTGCCTGTTGTTTTAGACTTTACTCTGTCAAGCCGTTTGACGTAGACTTCTTTCGGAACTTCTTTGAGTTCATCAATTGTCAAGTCAAGAAGATTAGCATCGATTCGCTCTGCAATTCGTTCTTCCGCCATCTCCATTGTTATATATAAAACATTCAACCCCTCCATCATGTTGGCGGCGGCACAGTGTGTCATAAACAATGTCTTACCAACACCAGTACCTGCGAGTGCAACACTCAGAGATTTACGAGACAACCCACCCTTAGTGATCTTGTTAAACAGATCAAGGTCGAAAGGTATCTTGTCTTCTTTTGTGTGATAGAACTGATATCGATCATCAGCATTCTCTACGAAGTCGTGACCAATGTTACTATCAAAAGATACGCCTAAAGCACCAGACAGAAGTTCTGGGATAGAACCTTTGTCTAAGTTTTTGTGTTTACCATCTAGAACTAGAATGGATTCACGTACAGCATTATAGATTGCTTTGTCTTGACAGAACTTCTCAGTCTTGTCTACAAGCCAATCGTTGTCGGTCTTGTCATCATACTTGATATTATCAATGATGTCATTGACCTGTTTGAACATCTCTTCATTTAGGTTGTCTTTCTCACCTACTGCAATACGCAGGGCTTCTGCTGTTGGAAGCCCATTGTACTTGTCAATGTATTTTGCAATCTCTGTGTAGACGACCTTCTCACTTTGCTGATCAAAGTATTCGTCTTTTAGAAACGGCAACACTTGTCGGGCGTAATCTTCATTGAAGACTAGCCCGGATAGAATCGTGTTCTCAATCATTACTCACCTACTACTTGGTCGATTTCCTCATTTGTCTCTTTGGCAACATCATCGTCTGCCATAAGAGAAGTTCCACCTATAGTATAGCGGGATTTGATTGCTTCCGCAAGCTTTGTTTTGGTAAACATCATCTTCCAGAACTCTGAGTTTGAGTTGATATCTTTCGCTCTCATCAGCTTGTCACTTAGCACTTCACCAGTCTCTGGGTCTACTGCTTCGTACCAACCAACTTTAGGCTTAGTAATATAACCTAACTTCTCACTAATGTCAAGTAACCCTGACCACTTACTGATGCCGCCTTCGAATGTCACAGTCACAGGAATCTTAGACTTCTCACGCACATGTCGAGACTTCTCAATGTTAATGATGAAGTGATACCCTTCAATCTCTTGACCAACTTTCTCTTGTTGACGACCAATGATCCAGATAGCATCGGCAGAATAGTATGCACCAGTACCACCAGATACGATATCTTTCGGAAACAGACCAATCTCTTTGTAAGTGTGATTGACTGCTACGAGTGGAATATCTTTCAAGTTCAAGTGTGGTGTAATCATTCTGAACAAAGACTTCATTTGCTTTGCACGTGACATGTCAGCAACAGACTTACCATCCATCGCATCAGTGACTTCTTTCTTAGATGCAAGATTGCCAATTGAGTCAATAAGAATTACAACCTTGTCTTTCTTATCGATACCATCAAGTTGCTTCATAATATCAAACTTCAACTCTTCGACATCAGTGATAGGCGTATGTACAACACGTGCCATATCAATGCCAAAACTTTCGAAGTAAGACTGTGGTGTACCGAACTCACTATCATAGAACAAGATAACGGAGTCATCGTGCTTCTTTTGATATGCGGCTGCCATCATCAGTGCAAATGCTGACTTGAAGTGTTTAGATGGACCAGCAAGCATTAGCAAGCCAGGTGTTAGACCACCATCGACACGACCAGATAGTGCTACGTTCACCATTGGTACTGGTGTTGTAGCCATGTCTTTTTTACCAAAGACTTTCGAATCCATAATAGGAGCCGTCATCTTGCTGGTAGAGTTCTTCATTAGTTTTTCAATTAACGACATTCATTTCTCCATTGCATAGTTAATAGTTGGTATAATATCACTTTCCACGGTAAATGTCAAGTAATTTCGCCTCAAATAATTCAATTTTTGCTGTGCGATCAGGCCATAAGATATACTCTTTCTCAGGGTTCGCTTTCAAGTTGTTTAACAGAGGCATGATAGCATTGTACAGCTTATCAAGTTGCTCTTGTGTTGTCTCCGCTGTCGAAGAGACTTGTGTGATTGTCGATTTAGCTTCTTGTACTGCGCTCAGTTCATCTTCGTCTACAGCCGTGAAACCAAAGTCAAATATATCGTCCATATTAGTCCTCTCTTTGACCGTTGCCCCAATCTACTACGACAGGAAAACGGGGTATGCCGTCTGGTGTTGGGGTGAAATACCTCAACGTAGCCCAGTCGGGTGTGTTGTTACTTTCATATAATGTTTTCATTGTTTCTTGGTTGCCACGTACACCAGCACCAAATTGAGTTCCGTCAGGCAGTTCTAATATAAATCTCTTTACATATCCTGCCCAGTTGCCTTGACCTTGCTCAGTACGAATGACTTTAAACTCATCAGATAGGAACTCTTTTCGCTTCATCAGATACTTAGAACGTTTGTTCTGGTATTTACTATTTAGTCTAATCATTTGCCCTTCATAGCCTTCTGCAAGATATTCTCCGTTGAGAAAGTCTAACTTCTGCATAGATGATACACGATCAGTCTTAACAGTAATCACTGGGTCTTCTAACTTAAGCTTCGCCAGTGCGTCATATCGTTCATTAAAGTCGCTGTCTACAAAGTAATCATACACATGATACTGAACAAGCCTGCGACTTTCTTCATAGTCTTCGTCTTTCAACTTAGTCTTGCGTACCATAGATACGATCTTATTGAAGTCATCTTTGTACACGTGATTATATAGTTCACCGTCAAGAATAGCGTCTGGGTAGTCATCGAACACAGACTTCAGTGCTTCAACAATGTGTGGGCATGAAGTGATAGGTTTACCCGATCTAGTGTACAACCCATCTCTACGGGCTATACAACGAATCCCATCTAGCTTTGGTTGGCTATAATAGTCACTTTCTTCAAAGTCAATATTATCCTCTTTGTACTCTACAGCAAGCATAGGTTTGAACTTCTCAAATGTATCAATGTCATTCACATCTGAAAAGTAACCAGTGTCAAGCTTCTTAGTGTATAGACTACAAGCTTCACTGTGTGCTTGTTGAAGACTGGTCGTTGCGTTTATCTTTCCAACGTTTTTTGGTAAGCATAGCTTCCACTCAGACGTAACTATAGCACCATCTTTAATACCTGTATGGGCACGATGATACGCTTGCACATCATCCCAACCTAACTCTAACTGCCATACTCTAACTTTACCCTTTGTATCTCTCTTGTATGCGGGGTTCATCATTTTTAAATATTTCATGCGAAGAAACTCTCCAGTGTACTTATTTGGTCAACATTCCAGTTGATAGCATCAGTAACCAACTTCAGTGGGTCTTTGAATGTCTTATCAAACTGCATCTCATAATCAATATATTCATCTAGCCCAAACTCTTTAGGTAGAAACGTAGAGAACGATATCACATTCTCCATCGATGGGTTAGGTGTCTTCAGATAGCAGAACTTCACTTTCGAGCCATCTTTAACTTCTTCGACAACTAGCTTGTTCTCTTTCAACATCTTATTGAACATGATAGCGCCACGCACATGAATAGGTGTACCCTTCTTGTACGTTGTATTTCGATCAACCCACTTGCGTAAATCAGATACGCCACGTGGAAACGAAACTTTCTCTGCTGGTAGACTAGTAAACTCTTCATAGAACTTTGCTACGAACTCTTGTAGTTCTTTCTCACTACCCTCAAGAATGATCTTGTACGCTTGCTTGAACTTGTCACGTACAACTTGTGGTGTTGAAGACTTCACGGCTTCAATGCCCATGACTTTTAGTTTAGGTTCTGCGTACTGCACACCTTCGTTGTTGTGAACGTTTAGAATGTAACGCTTCTTCGCTGTCCATACACCACGATCAGCAATAGCTTCACGTGCCATCTCCATACGATTTTCGAATGCGTTCATGTTACCAAACAACTCGGCATACGCCTCTTCAAGCATTGGCTCGAACTTCTTCTGACATGCATTGTCAATGAACTTAACTGGGTCTTCGGGATTGACCTTCTTGACCAATGGGTTCATATCAACGTACAATGAGTCGGTGTCAATTGCAATAACGAAGTCTTCATTCTCAGTCTTGAGAATTTTGTTCATGTACTTGTTCATTGCTTTCTCAGCCCATCGAACTGATAGCTGACCAGACAGTGTGATACCTTCTGCGATCTGTTGATCAAAGTATCTGAAGTACTGATTGCCTAGCGCACCATAAAGTGAGTTGAGCAAAATCTTTACTGCTTGTTGGGTGTTGTTCAGTCTGTTGATCTCACGCTTCAAGTCTGAACTAGAAGAGTTCTCGTTCTGTTGCTGTATCTCAAGCATCTGGTTCTTAGTTGCTCTACGCTCATCGTACAGACCAATAATGATCTCGGGCATGAAGCCACGTTTGTCTTTACGATACTTAGAACCATTTGCCGCAACTGCAAAGCTACCAAAGTCTTCAGTATCAGCATCTAGGAAATGATCTACGCCAGATGGGTAAACCATATCACCACGCACCAATGTCTCTGGTGACATGTTGTATTGTACAATCAAGTTAGGATACAGACTGTTCAAGTCAAACGATGTAATCCACTCACTCATGCCAACACGTGGGTCTTTCACATAGCCACCTGGGTAAGGACTCTTGTTCTTACGCTTGTTAGGTGGAATAGCAATCTTACGTTCTCTTAGATATCGATAGATGATGCTGTCCCATATAGCAGTTGTGCCAAATACGTCTGGGAAGTTTACACCACCTTTGTATGCAATAACAAGTGCTAGATCCATGAGACCAGTCTCTTTGTCGATACGATCAACTAGGTCAACGTCTTTGATGTTATAGTCGATGAACTTCTGATGATCTGCTTTGTACAACCCATGAAGCGACCCATGCTCTTCATACGATAGCTTCTTCTCACCGAGAACTGTGTGGGCAATATGATTGAGTGCGTAACTCTCTTGTGTACCATATGTGTAGCCGAACTTCTGAAATAGATCATAGTAGTCAACTTGCGACACACCATAAATCTCATACGCATCCATCGACTTACCCTTGATACCAATCTGTCGATACTTGTATATTTTCCAAGGCGAGTATAGTTTAGTAGTCTCTTCACCGCAGACCTTGAGTGTACGATTGATCATGTACGGTATATCGAACAAGCGAATGTTCCAACCAGTAATGATGTCAGGCGTGTTACTCTG